GTCGGATCGATAAATACTCCAAGCTGTTTAATAAGTGTTCCAAGTGGAGGCGGAAGCTTAGTAAGCAATCCGATGATTGCATTGATACATGCACCAATAAAATCGCTCAGCAGTTCTTTCATCCATGCCAAAGCTTTCTGCCAGAATTCTTCGGCCTCGTGTTCTGGACTTTTAATTCCAAATGTGCCGTCGTATTTTCCATCTCCAAAAAATGCTCGAATCGATTCGATGTCTTCTGCCATGGCGGCTTTGATCTTGACTTTGCCTTCTTTTGTAAAAAAATCCTTGACGACTGGTTGATAACTAATCGGATTACCGGCTTCATCTAAGAGAGTCACAGCAGTAATGAACGGAATTGGAATCTCAAGTGGATTTGGAATTCCAAGAATATCAACAATTTTCAGCAAAGCTTCTACGATTTTCTTTTGAAAGAAGACGTCGATCTCTTTCAAAAACTCTCGAACCTTATACTTCATCTCTTGTTCTCTTGACTTAATCTTTTTAAAGACGTCTGTCATCAGAATGCCAGTAATATCGTCGACCAGCTTTTCCATATTGAGAACGGCACCAAGCAATTCTTTACCGCAGTCATCTTGAATAAACTTCGCTTGTAACTTGAGTTGACTCGTGATCTTTGCAATGCCTACGAAATAGTCTTCCATTTGACGGAAAGATATTTGCCCGTTAGAACCACATTCTAAATTAGGAACATCAGGAACATAGACGATTGGTTTCATGCATTGATTCCAACAAGTGCAGCTTGAATATCTACTACGCCAGATTTTGATACAACCTGTACACTGCCATTATTTGCAAAGATTCCTACATTGCCTTCATTTGCAAAGATGTCAACATCAGACTGAGCAGTGATCGTAATCTTACCCTGATTACAAACGATCTCGATGTTTTGATCAGATCTTTCGGAACCAGCATTGAAGATTGTCATATTACCAGCTGCCAACTGAATATAATCGTTTACTGACTTTGTGACAATCGTACCATCTGGTAAGATCTCTAAATAAGATCCAGACTTATGATAAACTTGAACACGCTCTGATCCAGGAGTATCGTCAAACTCAAGGATATGCCCACTTCGAGTAGTCATCGTACTATTGTAAGGATACTTTGCTTTATACTTTGATGCTGGTTCAACATCAAACCCGTCATCGGTTTTAATACGATTACGAGTTTTCAGTTCTGGTTCGCCTTGACCTCGAGCATAAGAAGATACGCTATGATTATCTTCTGGTGCATAGTTTAACACACCAAGAATATATGCTGACTGTTGATTTGGAAGCTTCATACACATCACTCGAGATCCCTTTAAGAGACCAGTCGGACTTAATCCAATTCCAGAAACTCCGGCGCTCGTAGTTGGCATCATAATATATGACGGCAATAAATCTTCAGAATTCACTTGATTAGAGTGACCTAAAAGTTCTCTTACTAAAACTCTGCCAGTTTGTGGTTTATCAGCTTCTAAACCGAGATCTGTCGTCGGATCTTCTGCTACTATACCTTCAAAAAATCTTGGAACTTGCATTTATCATCCTCTAAACTGTATGTGTTTTTGGCAATCCACCGATGCCATCTTTTACGAGCTCTAACCCCTGTGCATATTCTGCTTTTTCGTTGAAAGTCAGCATATGACGACATTTAGTTACAACATAATTACCTGTCGTGATAGCGCTATCTTCATTTACAGGATTTTCTTCTCCTCTTGTAAGGCCGGCCGCTTCGGGTAATTGACAGTGAATCACGTCCCCAACAGTAATGGCCGAATCTCCATAAATAGTGATTTGCATAACCACTGTTAAAAAATGACTCATATAATAAGGCATATGATTAAACTTTTCGGCTCTTTCTGCATTTCCAATAGTCGGATCAAAAGGAATCGCTCGAGGAGCTCCTTCATTTCCATCTTCAGTTTTTTCAACCTGAGCTTTAAGATTTGTAGATGCAGATCCTTCGTTTAGTGTTTCGAATTGTAAATTTTTTGGATCAGCTTGAAAAGAAATGATATCTCCAGTGACACTATTTTGTAGTTGACACGTCGATCTTCCACCTCCAATTAATCTTAAAATTCCTTCGTTGCCGCTTTGAATAATTTTAGTAGTTAAAATATTTCTCCACTTTGCCCCGGTTACATTTAAGTTGGTTAAAGTAGATTGTGTAAAACACTTATCGCCGATATTTTTTATGCCTTCTTTGATTAGTGCTTCCATACTTTTAAAAACAAATCCATACTTGTTTTCAAAGAAGTAAAAACAATGACCGTTAAATTCTTGAGACATTGCGTGCTCTAATCTAATTTGATCAATACACTCGAATGGAGTCTTTTCAGTAAAGTTAAATGCGTGCAATCCACGTGTTTTTTCTGCAAAGAAAGGTTTGTTTGATTTCACCAAGTTAAGATACGCTTTTACCATATTCTCGCACTCAATATTTTTTCTAACGAGCGGCGTGTTTTTAATAGTCGAAGCTTTCCAGGCTTCATATGTAACACACTCCACTTTATAAATTAATGCTTTATCATCGGGAGAATTAAAAGTAACTGGTTTATTAATAACATAAAGTTCATATCGAATAGACGATTTTAAATTGTCTTCATCTGTTGTAAAATCAATGATAATTTTCTTATCTGTAAAAACAAATTTATCTCCTGCGCCCTTCGCCTCATAGAATTCAAATTGTGCACGAACAGCAGGTTCGAGTATAGATTCATATATGTTTGCTTGTACACAGACAGGAGTCAAATCAACAACTTTACCACAATCGTCAGTTTTTGCTGTGTTATCAATCATGAAAAACGCGTTAAGTTTAAACTGTCCGTCTCTAATTTGAGAAATCATATTACAAACTCAATTGTTGTATAAATTGTTTTTCTGTTTCGGCAAGATAAGAAGACTTGAGAACAAATATATTTCGCTTGAGTTCGTTTGTTTCTTTCTCATCATCATATGCATTTACAGCATACCAATATTCTGTTTCTGCATCAGAAATATTTTGCTTTATCAGAGTAATTGCTTGTATTCCTTCTGCTTCATTGACTGCAAACGTTCCATTCACGTGCTTTACGGTTAAGCTATTATTTTCAAGATCAATATAGTCGATAGTCGCACCAGCCCCAGTACTCGTCTGAGATATTTTGTCTCCGACTTCGAATTGTGTTGGAGAAGCAGTAAGAGTCAACGATAGTATTTTGTTTGTAGATACTATCCAATCTTCTTTGATTCTTTCGTAACCGATCACTGCACCAGTGTTCGTAAGCTTTGGCTTCCAATACTTTTGAGTATTTGTAGTTTCATTCGCAAGAAGAGAATCGTATTGTTGAAGAGTAATAATTCTTTCGTCTTCATGCCAGTTTAATCGATAGAAAAGAGTAATCGCTCGAGCATTCGAATTTGAACCATACTTTGTTTCAATATAACTTTTAAAATCTTCTATCGACTTATAATAGTCGTAGTAAGGATCAACGATGTTGTTCGTAAGATAGATCATCCAATCAAATTTCGAAGATCCGTAATAGTTATAAGACAAAATATCTGGTCTCTCGAAGCCTTCTTCGAGTGTAAACTGAAAAGTAGAATAGATTTCTTTCTTCGTTTTGTCAGTAAAGTCGACGCGTGCCAAGATATTCTTGGCAACGTTTCCGTCGTAGTCTACAATTGGAAATCGATCGAAATATCTTGCCATTATTGAGGTTTCTTTTCTTCTTTATTGCTAAGAGCACCTTCTACGTAACCCGTGGTGTCAGCTATTGTTTTATCAATATTAAAATCAAGTCCCGCAGCATCAATGCCTTTTTGTATTTGTTTCTTGAAAGTTTCCCAAGTTTCACTGAGCCGATCTCCGCCTTCTCTACCATAGTCGCGCGAAGTTTGAATCTGTGTTTCAAGCATTGAAATTGAACATTCAATAAATGCCGGATGACTCGTGCCTTCAAAGAATGCAGGAATTCCTTGCGGAGAATAATTTAGATCGATTGATTGAATAAGACACGGGAAAAATTGAATTAATCCAGGTTCACCTTTCATAATTCTTAATTCTGGTTGACATAAGAAAGGATATGCGAGCGCCGCAGTTCCTAAGCTGCTATATGATGGCAAAGCATATGCTTTCATTGCTTTCAACAGATTCATTAACTGTTGACTTTCTTCTGGATTACGAGGAGCAAACGTCCACTCAAATCTGTGAGTACGGAGTGGGACTCCGCTAAATAAAGCTTGTATGTGAGGATTTGGAACAGCGCCAATCGCTTGAGCTCCGAGAGCTCCTATATCTCCTGTTGATTGAACCATCGCACTAAAAGCAAGCGCCGCTACCGAATTTGTTATAGCTTGTGTTCGTTCCTTACCACCGGGTGAGCTTATAAAGTTTTGCATCGCATCTGCAATTCCGCCTTTTAAACCTTGCGGGCTTTGATCAACGTTGATTTCGAAGCTTTCTCTTATTCCTTTCGGAAGAGGAAGAGCAAATGCTTGTACAAACTTGAGATCTCCTTTTGTATGAGGAGAAGGACGTTGGTATTGTTTAAACTTAAATGACATATAATAATTTTCACTGATATGATCAGGAAACTGCAGCGTATCTAAGCTTTCCTTGCCGTCGGCAAGAGTAATTTTATTCGAAGCTCTTTGAATAGCATCAACATATGTTTCGGCAAAAGCCGAAGCGCCTATGATATTACCATTTTGTGGATTAAAATTGTTACGAATGTCGGCGCAAGATGCTCGTTTCATTTCACTTGTAAATGTTTGGAAATACTTGTCTTCAAGGCCGGCAGTTAAAGAATCGCCGAATCTTGCAGAAAGTTTAGCTGCAGTTGCATCAGAAAATCCTACCTTCTTTAACGCTTTGGCAAAAAGATCTTCGACGGCATTCTCGAGTTTATCTTCAAGCTTATTCGTAATCTTTTTAGCAATATTATTTAGAAGTCCTCCCGAACCTTTTTTAAAGTCATCTAAGCTTACTAAAAATCCGTCTCTTGCCATATCGTCTCTCAAATTTAAAAAGGCTATCAGCTTATTTATAAATAGATTTATGGCTTATCAAGGAAAGTTTCGACCAAAGGATATAAAGAAATATCTCGGAGACTCGAACAATATCGTATATCGTAGTCGATGGGAACTCAAGTTCATGATGTACTTAGATTCTCATCCGAATGTCGTGCAATGGGGGAGCGAAGAGTTAGTCATTCCTTATCGCTCTCCTCTCGACAATCGCGTACATCGATACTTTCCAGACTTCATCGTAAAGAAGAAATCACCAGAAGGTAAAATCGATACGATTGTCGTTGAAATAAAACCTCATGCGCAGACGCGGCCTCCAGTGGTGATAAATAAGCCTAATAAGCGTTATATTAATGAAGTCATGACATGGGGTGTCAATGAAGCCAAGTGGAGAGCTGCAGCGGTATACTGCAACGATCGTGGTTGGAAGTTCGACATACTTACTGAAAAAGAACTAGGAATTAAGTTTTAATGGCAACCGTATTTGATACCATCATCACACAAGGTGTTCGTTCAGGACAGATTCCTGCACGTACAAACTCTGCGCGTGCTTGGTTTCGAGATACTGCAGGTAAGATGAGTCGTATTAATGAGCGTGAGATGATGAAGGGTGACGTGAGTCGTATGACTACTCAACCTCTTCTCGGCTCAATGTACATGTTCTACTACGATCCGAAACATAAAGAAGAGCTTCCATATTACGATAGATTTCCTTTGATCTTTCCATATAAGAAAGTCAAGGGTGGATTCATGGGATTGAATCTACACTATCTTCCTTTGCAGCTAAGAGCGAAGTTGATGGATGGGTTATATGACTTTGCAAACAACACTCGTTACGACGAGTCAACAAAGCTTAAACTCAGCTACGAACTGATGACTCAAGCAGCAAAGCTAAGATGGTATGCTCCATGCATTAAGCATTATTTGGCTTCACATGTACAATCAAAGTTTATGTACGTTTATCCTTCAGAATGGGATATCGCCTTATTCCTACCAACAGAACGCTTCGTCAAAGCAAAGAAGAATCAAGTTTGGATGGATACCAAAAGAATGCTGGGAGTTACTAAGTAATGTCAAACAAAGCTGAAGGAAGAACCAAACAAAATACCGCCGCCGGGAGACTTTTAACTTTTTTTAGTCCACTAGTTGAGTCTGTATCTGGAAAACCTATCAGTGCATTTGTTCAGTCGAGTCAGGTAAAAGGCGGAAATACTGGAGGAAGAGCCAAAGTAGGATCAACTGAGCGTGCTTATCAAGAATTATTTGACAGGATTGAGGCTCGTGATAATCCGCAAGGCGCGCGGGGCTCTCAAGGCGCAAC